TGTAGAGCCTATTGAAAACAGCGATATGTGGAGCACCGAGAGTGAACAAAAACTAATTGGAAAGCTAACATATCTAAACGACTACTTAAGCTCCTTAGGATTAGCCTGTGGAGATATTGTTGGGTTTACACCTGAATCAGAATATGAATTTAACATAGAAGATAAAAAATTATATAGAATTTTATCAAAAGACATCACTATCAACTATGGATATAAAGAAAACAAAGCTACTACTACTTGAAGCCGCTGAAAATTCAATCAACGAGCTTATAAAAGTAATGAATAAAAAAATGAACTCTGACGAGATAGACCCCGAAAAGGTTAAAGTATCTGCTTCAGCTTATAGACTTGCAATGGATGACGCAATGGCTATGATAGATAAAGTAGAAGAACTTAAAGCAATAGGGAAGAACACTAAAGACACTAACAATGACTTTTTTGGTGTTGAGTCTCAAGTTAAATAATGTATAAACAACATTTATACTTAGTACAGACATCTCACTTAGAACAAAGTTATGTTAAAAAATTAAATAAATCCAAGTCATTCAAATATGGATTTAATGATGATTTAGATTGCGTTGTAATAAGTAAGAACGGACAGATAGGTGAAATATATGCTATACAAGGTTTGAAAATAGCTTTACCACCCGAACCAAAAGAAATTGAATCTAATAGTAAAGTTCCAGAGGAGCAAGTTTTTACACGGACTAAAAAGCCTGAAACGCTGGGGAAAATAAAAACATTATATGATTTTAAAAAGTATCCAGAAAGCATTAAGGAAAAGTACTACGATTATATTAGCAATGAGTATAATAAGCGTAGTGATGGTCACTGGTTCATGTGCAACGGTAAAAGTCAATACATTACCGGTTCGCATTATGTCTACCTCAACTGGACTAAAATTGATATCGGGTTACCAGACTTTCGCCAAGCCAATAGGATATTATACATCTTCTGGGAGGCCTGTTGTGCAGATTCAAGAAGTTATGGAATGTGTTACCTTAAGAATAGAAGGTCCGGTTTCAGCTTCATGGCAAGTTCAGAAACTGTTAACCAGGCTACACTATCTAGAGACTCTAGATTTGGGATCCTATCAAAGTCAGGTGGAGATGCTAAAAAGATGTTTACGGATAAAGTTGTACCAATATCAACAAATTACCCATTCTTTTTTAAACCAACCCAGGATGGAATGGAACGTCCAAAGACGGAGTTATCCTACAAGGTCCCGTCGAAGAGACTCACTCGTAACTCCATTAAGGAGACGACAGACGACGCCGAACAACTCGGGCTCGACACCACGATCGACTGGAAGAACACGGGCGACAATTCATACGACGGAGAGAAACTTAAACTCCTCGTCCACGACGAATCAGGCAAATGGGAGAGGCCGGACAACATCCTCAACAACTGGCGTGTTACGAAGACGTGCCTCAGGCTCGGAGCAAGAATAGTTGGTAAATGCATGATGGGTTCAACCTCTAATGCAATTAAAAAAGGTGGCGGGAATTTTAAAAAACTATATTATGATTCAGACGTCAACAAGCGAAACCGCAATGGGCAGACTGCTAGTGGATTATATTCTTTGTTCATACCTATGGAATGGAACTACGAAGGATTCATTGATAAATATGGACTTCCTGTCTTCGATAATCCTGAAAAGCCAATTGAAGGAATCGACGGGGAACTTATCTATTCTGGAGTTATCGAGCATTGGGAGAATGAAGCAGATGGACTTAGAGATAACAACGACGGATTAAATGAATACTACAGACAGTTCCCAAGAACAGAGAAACATGCTTTTAGAGATGAAATAGCAAAGTCTTTATTTAATCTTAATAAGATATATGAGCAAACTGATTTCAACGAAGACTTAAACAAAGAGGGTTATGTAACTACCGGTTCGTTTAATTGGAAGAATGGAGTTAAAGATTCTGAAGTACAATTCTCTCCAAATAAAAATGGTAGATTTAGACTATCTTGGATACCTCCAGTAGGTATGCAAAATAATATTATTGTTAAAAATGGAATAAAATACCCTGGCAATAAAGACATGGGTGCTTTTGGTTGTGATAGTTATGACATTAGCGGTACTACCGATGGTAGTGGTTCAAATGGGGCACTACACGGGTTGACAGCATATAGTATGCTTGCTGAGGTCCCCTCGAGTCAATTCTTTTTAGAATATGTCGCAAGACCACAAACTGCAGAAATATTTTTTGAAGACGTGCTTATGGCTATGATATTTTATGGTATGCCAATATTAGCAGAAAACAACAAACCAAGATTATTATATCATATTAAAAGAAGAGGTTACCGAGGATATTCCATGAATAGACCTGACAAATCTCAAAACAAATTATCAGTAACTGAAAAAGAATTAGGTGGTATACCTAACTCTTCAGAGGATATAAAACAAGCACACGCCGCAGCAATAGAAAGCTACATAGAAGATCATGTAGGCTTAAAGGCTGATGGTAACTATGGCAAAATGTATTTTCAAAGAACACTTGAGGATTGGGCTGGGTTTGATATAAACAATAGAACAAAGTTTGATGCATCTATAAGTTCAGGTTTAGCTATAATGGCTTGCCAAAGACACTTGTATGCATCTAAGTCTAAACGAGAAGTTAAGAAGATTGATTTTGGCTTTTCAAAATATAGTAATAACGGAACAAATAGTAAAATACTAAAATAACATGGCAGAAGCTAAAGTATCTACCCAATTCCCCAGCCAGACTGTGAAGGACTCTATAAAAAAGAGTAAAGAATACGGACTGGAAGTGGCGAGAGGTATACAAAACGAATGGTTCAAGAGAAACTCTGGATCTGGTCGTTTTGTACAGAACCAGAAGGAATTCCACAAATTAAGGCTTTATGCTAGAGGTGAGCAATCAATTCAAAAATACAAAGACGAATTTTCAGTTAATGGAGACTTGTCTTATTTGAACTTAGATTGGAAGCCTGTGCCTATTATACCTAAATTTGTTGATATTGTAGTTAACGGTATGCAAGATAGACTTTTTACTATAAAAGCTTTTGCTCAAGATCCTACATCTATAGAAGAAAGAACAAAATTTGTTGAAGGTATACAAGAAGATATATCTGCGAAAGCATATATAGATCAAGTTAAAGCAGAACTAAATATTGATATACGTAACAACACATCTAAAGAAACTCCTAAAACTACAGAGGAGTTAGAGTTGTACATGCAAATAGGATATAAGCAGAGCATTGAAATAGCACAGGAGCAAGCTATAGATAATGTGTTTAAACGTAATAAATATCAAGAAACTAAAAAACGCTTAGACTACGATCAAACTGTATTAGGTATATCCTGTGCAAAGCATGGTTTTAACAATACTGATGGAATTGCTATTGAGTATGTTGACCCAGCTAATTTGATATATTCTTACACAGATGATCCTAACTTTGAAGATGTTTATTACTTTGGAGAAATTAAGCAAATAAAAGCGAATGAGCTAAAGAAAAAGTTTCCTGGGTTATCAGAACAGGAGTTTGAAGATGCTGTAACAAAATCTGGTGATTATAATGCTTTAGATTACACGGTTGACAATAGCTCTGAAAAAGATTCTAATACCCTATCTGTTATGTACTTCAATTGGAAGTCATGGGAAAATAGTGTTTACAAAATAAAAGAAACCTCAACCGGCGCAAGCAAGGCTATTAAGAAAGATGATACTTTCGACCCCCCTAAGGATCAAAGAAATAGATTCGAAAAAGTTGCTCAAGCTAGAGAAGTAATATATGAAGGTGTTATGGTGTTAGGTAGCGGACAGCTACTTAAGTGGGAAAAAGCGTCTAATATGGTTAGACCAGATTCAAATGTTAATAAGGTAATGATGGATTATGTTGTTAGTGCACCTAGATTATATAAAGGTCGTATTGAAAGCTTAGTCAGCAGAATGGTTACTTATGCAGATTTAATTCAGTTAACCCATTTAAAATTACAACAAGTAATACAAAGAATGACCCCATCAGGTGTCTACCTTGACGCAGATGGCTTGTCTGAAATAGATTTAGGAAATGGTACTAACTATAGTCCTCAAGAAGCATTAAATTTATACTTCCAAACAGGTTCTATTATTGGTAGGTCAATGACTGTGGATGGCGAGATGAATAGTGGTAAAGTACCTATACAAGAGTTACCAGGTGGTGGTGGACAACAATCACAGATGCTTATTCAAGCTTATAACTACTATCTTAACATGATTCGTGATGTTACTGGGTTAAATGAAGCTCGAGATGGATCTGATCCAGACCCATACGCTTTAGTTGGGGTTCAAAAATTAGCTGCTGCCAATTCAAACACTGCAACAAGACATATATTACAAAGTTCTTTATTTATAACAGCTACAATAGCTGAAGCAATATCTATAAGAATAAAAGATGTTTTAGAATATCATCCACAAAGGGATTTAATGATCGCTAGTATTGGTAGGTTTAGTGTTGGAGCGTTGAAGGAAATTCAGAACCTGCATATACACGATTTTGGAATTTTCTTAGAACTAGATCCTGATGAAGATGAAAAGCAATTAGTGGAAAATAATATCCAAATAGCTTTATCAAAAGATCAGATATTCTTAGAAGATGCAATTGACATTAGACAAATAAAAAATATAAAATTAGCTAATCAGCTTTTAAAATACAGAAGAAATAAAAAGCAAGTTTCAGATCAAGAAAGAGCCCAGGCTAATATAGCTGCTCAGTCAGAAGCTAATGGTAAAGCAGCTCAAGCTGCGGAGATGGCAAAAGCTCAAGGGGAACAAATTAAAACCCAATCTAAAATGCAACTTAATGAGGCGCAATCTAACTTT